GGCTGTAGAAAATACTTGGTCTGCGTTGGAATTTAGCCACTCATCATTTAGAGCTTGGGTTAGGACAGGTGTTTTGTATTGTTCGTTTTCATTGACCGCAGCTCCCAGAGAAATAGAGAACCGTGTTGTTTCTGCTGAATATAAAAAACTGGTGAGCTGATCAATGTGTGGATGAATCTTATTGAAGTACGCTGGTGGTTGTTCAGGACCAGCACCAAACAAATAATACGACCGTAAGGAGGTGTAATCCGCTTTTCTAGATTCTCTAGACACTAAGCATTTCTGCATCAGGTCTAAATAAAAATCCTCTCGATCGGCATTATTAGTAGGTATTCTCATCGTTTAATCTGTAGGTTATCAGGATCACGTAAACTCGAACTTGGATCAGCCCGTGGTCCTACTGTAATGCCTGCTTGACTTGGTGTCAACCCTGCAGACTCACCTTTGATGGGTGTACTATATCTGCCAGCTAAGATACTTTGCATATTCATTCCTTGGAACGCACCACCCCAGATAGCGTTATCCCCTGATCGGGGTTCTTTGGGCGTTTCTGGTATGGGCGTTTTTTGGAGTTTGTCTTTGTTACCCCGTTTACGTGTGGCGTATTTTTCGGCTTCACCGTACTCTTTTTCGGTAAACTTGTTATTTCTGGTGAGGTAGCCTGATTGGTTCTCACCCTCTCGTGTGGATTTAATGTTGGACATTCCAAACTCGATGGCAAGTTGCTTGGAGGATTTGTCGGTAAACTTGGTCTTAGCCGAAACCAGTCCAGGAGCTTGGAGGTGAACTTGGAAAACTTCATGCGTACATCCTTTCATTGGACATTTTGGTAAACGGCTCTCAAAGTAGCCATGGTGATCACACTTAAAATCTTTTACTACAGCCATATCATCCCCTTTCTAACTGTTCATCTAATGGTGTATTACTATAATCATACTTGTTTTTGATACCTACTTGGATGACAATCTTGCCATTTTTCATGGTTAAGCGTGTATCTCGTTGCATAATCGGCTTGGCTTCTCTACGAAATTCTACAAAACGGGTCTCATCACGGTTCATCATCACGGCTACTTCACCTTCTAGCCAATGGTTATAGCCTTTACTCACCCGTCTTTGGACATATTCAGTTAACGGTTCAGTCTCATTCATAAAGACATCTAAGAGATGTCCACGGGTGATACCACATAAATCAGCAAAGAGTTTGTGTGAGATACCTCGGTCTTTATCTTTTAAGAAGCGTTTAATCACAATCCGTAAATCACGCTTGGGTATTGTTGGTCTCATTTACGCACAATGCCATCATCGCCATACACGCCAATCTTTTTCAAATAGTCGCTTACGTTCCTACCGACTGTCAGTTGTTCAGGGGTAAAGTCATCTTGTATCCGACTAATGTTCCTCGTAATTTTTTGCATAATCAGGCGTGGTTGGACTTGTTCAGCAAAGGCAGCAGTTGCTAAAGCACAGGCGATGACCCGATCATCTTTATTGCGCCCACTTGCCTCAATTGAACCACCATCCCGAACCATGGTTTTCATTTCCTCAATGGTGTCCATGTCCACGATGTCCATCATGCCACGCTCAAAAAAGTCTTTCATGTACGACAGCATTCGTTCTTTAGTCGCTGCCGTAGTTAACCAACCAATCGAGTTACTAACACCACCGAGGGTGTCGTTTCTACGCCAGATATAGTTTTGCATATTGCCATAAACATCGGTGAGTTCTTTACCAAGAGCTGTACCCATAGCTGCCGCTTGACGCTTGAGATTCTTGAGTTCATTAATGACAGCTTGACCTGGACCATTGATTTCTAGGTTTAAGGTGGAGTTCTTGTACGCCCCAGCGAGGTGGGCAATCACCCACGCAAACTGGTAGGTGTTCATTTCTGCTGTAGCAAATGAAGCCACTTGTTCCAAACCATCAGCATAACAACGAAACACTTGTATACAAAAGCGATCAGCCCAATCAGAACTACCGTAGGCAGGATCAGCACCAATGACATAATAAGCGGTATCAATCGGTTCTTCCCAGACCTTGAGCGTACCAAGCCGTTCGGTTGATTTAAGAACTTCTGTGTCATGAAAATTGACTCCAAAGGAATAACGGTAACAATCAAAGTTGCGTTTTTTGAGGGCTTTAACAGCATCGGTACACCGTGAATTTGAGAAGAATGAAGTACCTGTCATGACAAAGGCGTAATCTTCTGTAGGTGGAAACTCTTGATACATCAGCGCATCATCTTTAATACCTTCAATCATCTTCCAACGCCACCACGCCATTTGGCGTGAATTGATTTCTACGCCATATAACTTCTTAATATCCTTGACCCACTCTTTTTCTTCACCTGTGAGTTTGCCATCCCAATAGACTTTATAGGTCATGCCCTCAGGATCGAGGCTATATAACTCATTGCGCCACCACCCACAGAAGATGGCTCTCTGTGTCCTTGCTCGTTTGGCAGTCACGTACATATCATGGAACATATTAAAGCCTCTGGCGGTACTCTCAAAGAGGTATAAACGATGAGGATTAGTTTCAGCCAGAGAAGCTAGTAAAGATGCTAATCCTTCCTCATCTCCCCAAGAACTTGTTTCCGTACCATGCAAGTATGTAATCGCCTTGCCACGACCCAAACTTCCTTTAGCTCTAAGTCCAGCGACTTGATAAAAGAGACGAGAGCGGTTTTTGAGGGAAAGCTGATTCCTGTTGTGAGCAAGTAACGGGATGCGATACTCTTTGGGTAAACCATCCATATACATGGCGAGGGTTGACCTAAACATATCTCGGTTTTCTTCGGTGTCGGTGGTAAGTGTGCCTTGTAATCCTGCGTGGATGAAGTGCCAGTAGAGGTCAAGGGCGAGTGAGACGGTTGTGATTCCAAGTTGTCTACCTTTCAAAATAACAAAGAAATGAACATCATCTTGTAAACCTTTGGTAATCTCATCCATCACATATGTTTGTGACCCTAAGAGAGTACCCATCTTCTTGAGACCTTGTTCTTTCGTCTCAATTTTGAGCTGTGAACAGAAGTTATAAAACTGTTTTTGATTAAAGGCGGTCATGTATTCTTCTGGTGATCAAACTGTTTTGTTTCTTAAATTTCCCAATTGGCAACCTTTACCCGATTAACCTTATCTTTAGCACATTTCACTAAGTCATTGACTCTGCTTTCAGAATAATTCTTCTTCCAAGTCTCAAATAAGGCAATCTTCTCAGCATCGGTATGGCACTCTATGACTCTTTGCATCTCTATCTTAAAACAGATACGAGACTCATACAACTGTTCAGACCATGCCTTTTCAATGTCTAAGGTCACCGTTATCATCCATCTCATCCAGTAGAGACTGCAAACGATCTAGCTCCATTTGCGCTGCTGACATCAATTTAGCACTCTCTGCATGAACACGCATTAATTCATGGAAGATTTGCTCCTTATCCATCGCCCAAATACTCTGCATATACTTCCGCTTTGTGTCATCAGACACAGCCTGTATTTGTTCAGCAAGAGATGTTATTCCGTTCGCCATACCCGTACCCCGTCTTTTTCTTTCCTGGCGATAAACTTAACGCCCAGTTGTTTACCCATCCGATAGTTGGAATTACAAATAACTTGTAAACTCGTGTCCTCAACAAAGAAACTATCACCTACTTCCATAACCTTGTATGGATAACTGTTCCTAACCCTTATTTTAGGTAACTCTCTATTCTTTTCTATTGCTAACATATTCACCTCCTACGCAAATAATAACATAGTTTAGAAAACACTAATTTTTTTTGGGGGGAGCAAGGAGGGGGTCTCCCTCTCAACCGAGTCAAAGTCCAATCAATCGGTCAACTCAAAGCAAGCATCGTGCGATAATCAGTCAAACCCAAATTAACCCAAACCATTCACCTGTAATCGATGTTTGAGACAGTCTAGTTCAATGATGACCCAGTCCAATAGTTCTATTTTGCAAGAGGCGTGAGGGGAGTCTATCCATCAATCATTCCAACAGTCTATCGATTAGACTATAGACATATTATATATTTCACCTATATTTAAATTTATAGAAATTTACTATATATGTCTAGAAACTATAGATAACTATGATAGTTATTATGGATAGTATAAACCTATCATTTAAAAAGAACAATTAAAAAATACAATGAAAATAAATTAAATAAAGTGTTGACATAGTAGATTAGATGATTATAATAGAGTTATACATAGATAACTATGTATTAATTAACCTAACTAACTAATGGAGTATTAATTATGCAAAATGAAAACCTTACACATGACGAAATACATTGGATTGCTACAGCAATTAATAATGAAATTGGAAGAATGTACAAACAAGCACAATCTTTTAATGAATTAGACGCTTGGAAGTATAAGCGTGAGAGTGAGGGATATATCCAGATTTTACTAAGTGCCAAAACTAAACTAATCAACTCAACTAAGGACAATACAAAATGTCTAAATTAACAATTGAAGAAGTCTACACTGGGGGCGGTTGCGAACACTACGAAGTACATTTTAAACAGTATGGAATTCTATTCGTAGTCAACAATAATGATTGTAATATTCCAACAGAGGGCGAGGACTGGGGATTCTGTACATATGCCAATGAGGATGACTTTAATGGTGGAGCATGGATTGATTGCATTGGACCACTAGACAACTT